TCTGAAACGCTGGCATTTCTCAACACCGATGAATTCGGTGTCACCTGCCAAATCGGTGATGGTGATGAGTTTGTTGGCATTTTGGATTCGCCTGTGGAGGTGATTGCGGGAGGTATGGCTCTTAGTCGGGAGTATCTGCTTTATGCAACTACTTCTGATGTGAGCAGTGCCTCCCGTGGCACTTCAATCACTGTTGATAGTTCTGCTTACACCGTGCGTGAAAACAGGGCTATTGACGACGGAGTTTTTTCTGAGTTGTTACTCAGCAAGGATTAAAAATGGCTGTCCAGAGAGTCGCTACACGAGCCAGCTGGGCAGCACGCAATCCGATTTTGCTTCCGGGCGAAATTGGCTTCGAAACCGATACTGGCAACCAAAAGATCGGCAACGGAGTTGAAGGTTGGAACAAGCTGCACTATTACGGCTCACCCGGTCACTGGGGTGAGTTTTCAAGTAACGCAGATCAAAGCGCTACAGCAAATACTCCAACAGAAGTTACGTACACCAATACTGATGCCGCAGGTGATGGTGTTCGAATAGAGCTTGGCAGTCGAATTATTGTCGACAATCCAGGCGTATTTGTATTTGAGTTTAATCTGCAGCTATCAAATGCAGATACGCAAATTCACGACGCTCATTTTTGGTTGAGAAGAAACAACAGTGGCAGTGATGGCGATGTCCCTTTGACTACTACGGCTGTCAGCGTCATCGAATCGCATGGCGGCGTTCCAGGTAATAACAACTTGCTGCTTGATCACACGTTGGTGCTTGCCCGCAACGACTATATCGAGTTGATTTGGGCACCAAGCGATGCAAACGTTACGTTGAAAGCGGGCGCTGCGATTACCAGCCCTTACACCCGTCCGAGCCGACCTAGCGTTGTTTGCAACGTGTTTCAGGTTGCTGCTGCATAACGATGGCCGACACAATACGCGAAAAAATTCTCGCCCGGATGAAAACCAATCTGGACGCGATCACCACAGCGACGATTTACCGCTCACGGGTTGAGCCTCTGGCTCGTGGTGAAGTGCCCGCAATCATTATTGAGCCTGTCAATGATCAGCCGGTAGACACCAATTTCTTTGACAAGCTTGATTTCACCATGCGGGTAAGGGTGACGACCCTTGTTCGTGCTGCTCTGCCGGATGACAACTCGGATGCGTTTACGCAGCTTGTGCATTCCAAGCTGATGGCAGATCAAACCTGCAACGGCAACGCCCTTGACTTGACACCTGACCGTACAGAGTTCAGCCTGTATGAAGCTGACATACCGTTGGGTGTAGTCACGCAAGACTATTTGGTGCGTTATCGCACTAGCAGAACTGACCTAACTAGCAACTGACATCATGGCTAAAATTCGTAAGGAAGTTCCCAATCCCGGCGCGGGCGGCAGTTACTTGTTTGACCCTAAAACTGGGAAACTTACACTGATCACAGAACCACCCGCTCCCACCGAAAATGGCACTGACTCGGAAGAAATTCCTGATTGCGAAGATTGAGTCAACTTACGGGACTGATCCGACTCCCGTTGGCGGCTCTAACGCAATTCAGGTCACCAACCTTGATGTGACCCCGATTGAGTCTGACAACGTTCAGGCTGCGGCGTTCCAAGGATTCATTGGTAATAGCACCCGCGCAACCCTGGTTGCCAACAAGCGAGTCAGCGTCACCTTTGATGTTGAACTGGCTGGCTCCGGCACTGCTGGCACGGCTCCTGCATTCGGCCCGTTGCTGAAGTCCTGCGGTCTGAGCGAGACCACTGTGGCCGACACCAGCGTCACCTATGCGCCTGTCAGCAGCAGCTTTGATTCGGCAACGATCTACTGCTTCTACGACGGCACCCGTCACAAGATCACTGGCGCACGGGGCTCGGTGAGCTTCAACCTGACTGCTGGTCAATTTGCTACTGCCAGCTTCAACTTCATCGGGATTTACAACGCTCCTGACGACACTGCACTGTCCGGCACCTTCACTGTTGCCAATCAGGCTGCAGCGCTTGAAGTCAACGACACCAACCTGACCACGGCCACCTTCTTCGGTGAAACCAGCCAGCGGATTGAGTCGTTTGATCTTGCTCTGAACAACGAGCTGATCTACAAAGAGACCGCTTCCAGCAAGGAAGTGCTGATCACCAACCGCGCTGTTGGCGGCACTGCTGTGATCGAGGCTCCCGCTGTTGGAACCACTGATTACTTTGCTGATGCAGTGGGTGTGTCTACTGCTTCCAGCAGCATGGTTCTTGGTGCAACCGGTGGCAACATCGTCACCCTGACTGCAGCTCAAACGGATGTTACCGGAGTATCCTACGGTGATACCAACGGCGTCATCTCGCTGTCCATGCCTTACCTGGCTCTGCCAACCACGGCTGGAAACAACGAGCTATCGCTAGCTTTCACCTGATTCTGCGTGGCATTCGTCCTCAAGAAGACTGCTTCCTACAAGTGGGAAGTCAAGGTTGAAGTCCCTGTTGACGGCAACCAGTTTGAAACCCAAGCGTTTGAAGCAGTCTTCAAGAAGATCAGCCGTTCAGCTTTTAATGATCTCGTTGATAAGGGTGACGATGCCCTTGTTGACGAGATTTTGCTTGGCTGGGAAGGCATCAATGACGAGGCTGGTAAGCCTGTGCCGTTTACCGAGAAAAACAAAAAGCAGCTTTGCGATGATCCGTATGTGCTGCGTGGCCTGATTCAGGCTTATGCAGACAGCGTCACTGGAGCTGCCGCAAAAAACTAAAAGACGCCGCTAGGTACTGGGCCAAGGGCGGCGTAGTTGACGAGAGAGAGGCTGATCTAAAGGCATTGGGTGCGAGCCCCGAGCAGATCGCTGCAGCCCGTCTGGAGGCTGTTGAGCAGGACTGTGAGGTGTGGGAAGAGAATTGGGAAACAGTGTTGATGTTTATTCGAATGTCAACGCAGTGGAATACGAGCATGGCCGGGCTTACGGGATTGAACTACCCGAGTCTTGAATGGCTCTGTAAGCTGTATTCAGTCAAGGATCCTGTCGCTTTATTTGAGGGCGTACAGGTCATGGAAACGACAGCGCTGTCAATCCTGAACGCGGAACGGAAATGAGCATCACTTCTGAGATCAGGCTGAGGATCAAAAAAGAAGGTGATGTTGCGCTCAATCAGCTGAGTGCAAAGCTGAATGATGTTGCGTCGCGCTCTGTTGTATCAAATAAAAAGTTCAAAGATCTTGCGACAACCCTTAGAAATAATGACAATCAAATCAAAACAAAAAGCATTAATGCGCTGAATGATTACAGCCGCGCTTGGCGTGAACTGGCCAACAGTGTTGATGTAACTAGCAGGGAATTCAAAGAAGCAACTAGAGAGGCTCAACGCTTTGAGCGTCAAGCTTCAAAGGCTCAGGGTCGTCGTCGTACTGGCGGGGCAGGCGGTGCGCTAGCTGCAGTCGGTTCTGCTGGTTTGCTAGGGCCTGAAGCCCTACTAGGCGCTGCTGCAGGTTTGCCGTTTGGCATGCCATTGGCAGGTGCAGCAATTGGTAGCACTGTTGTTGCTCCAGTTAGGAAATTTGCTGGTCAAGCAGCAGAGCAGGTAGCTGATATCAAACGCTTTCAGATTGCGTTGGCTGGCGTCAGCGATGATCTTGATGATTACAACAAAAGCATCAGTGCAGTTGCTGAAGCTCAGAAAACATTTTTGTTGCCGCTTGATCAGGCGACTAGGCAGTACACGAGACTGAAAGCCAGTGTTCGTGGTGCAGGTCTTACGACTGAAGACACCACAAAAGTTTTCAACGGTATCTCGGCAGCAATCATTGCAACTGGTGGTAGCGCCGAAGATCTCAACTCAGCACTGGTTGCAACTAGCCAAGTCTTTTCAAAAGGCAAGGTAAGCGCCGAGGAACTCCGCCAGCAGATCGGTGAACGTTTGCCTGGTGCATTTACGATCTTTGCCCAATCGATCGGTAAAACGCCAGCACAGCTTGATAAAGCGCTTGAAGACGGCAAAGTAAGTTTGGATGATTTCCTGACCTTTGCTCAAGAGCTTTCAGATCGTTATGCAGTAAGTGTCGAGCAGCTTGCTACAGCGCCTGAAAACGCTGGCAAACGATTGGAAGTTGCGTTAACCGCAGCGATTGTTAGTTATGGAGGTTTCTTCCAGAAAGTTGGCGCTTTTCTGCAGGACAGTACAACAGACACACTTAATTGGCTGAAACGCAATGATCGCATAGTTAAGGAATATGTAACTAGCTGGGTAAATGCTGGTCGAAATATTGCGCTTGTTTTCACAAAAATCGGTGGCGCGTTTGCCCGAATGATCAAACGTCTATACGACTTGATGCAATACAACCCTGGCGTTGCATTGGCAAATCAATTAAGAAAAGCACTTTTTGGTGCAGTGGGCGCAGGCGAGGACAAATACACCGTTGAAGATTTATTTGGTCAAGGCTTTGATTTCAAATTTGGTACGGGTTTGGGTGACAAACCTCTGCCAACTGGCGGTGAAGATGACGAAGATGGCAAGAAGAAAAAGATGCGCACTTCAAGCGAAGAAATGCTTGCCTTGGCAGAGCGTAGAAATCAAGCTGCTCAAGATCGCAACAACTTGGCAATTGCTCTTATTGATTATGAAATGACAGTGCAGCAAAACGCTGAACGTTTCAACGCAAAAGAGATTGATTTCAATACTGCAAAGATCAACACCTTAAAAGGTGAAGAAACTCTGCGCCAGCGGATTTTGCGCTTACGGAAAGAGGAAAAGCGTGAGATGGGAAACCTTTCTAAAGATCAAAAAAATCTCAACAAGGAATTAACTGAAGCAGAAAAGATTGGCCAAGCCGTTGTTCTCACTTTTGCTGATGGCATGTCCAATGCATTCATTAATTTATTCTCACAAGCAAAATCACTCAAAGACATTTTGGGCAGCCTCCTTAAGGACATGGCTCAATTGATCATTCAGATGAGCATGAGATCAGCCGTCAAGGGTCTGTTCCCTGGTCTATTCGCCATGGGTGGCATCATGAGCAATGACGGTGCATTCCCGCTCAAGCGCTACGCACGGGGTGGTGTCGCCAACAGTCCGCAGCTAGCCATGTTTGGTGAGGGCAGCACCCCAGAGGCTTACGTGCCACTGCCTGATGGCCGTTCTATCCCTGTCACCATGAAGAATGGCGGCAAAGGAATGGGCAACGTTGTTGTCAACGTCGACGCGACTGGCAGCAGTGTTGAAGGCGATAATGAACAGGCCAATAGACTTGGTGAAGCAGTTGGCGTTGCAGTGCGTCAAGAACTCATTCGCCAGAAGCGTCCCGGAGGCTTGCTCGCGTAATGGCTACTTTTGATGATTCCACCGTTGGCACCAGCACGGGTGGCACGACACCTGATTTTGGTGCAATAAGAAAATCTGAGCCTAAAACTCGCATTGTGCAGTTTGGCGATGGATATCAACAGCGCTTGTTGTATGGAATTCCTTCTCACATGAATCCCAAGGTTTGGGATTTGAGGTGGACTGCTACAAGTAACTCCGATGCTGATGCAATTGAGGCATTCTTTGATGCTCGTGCAGAAGACGCTGCAAGTTTTGATTGGAGTCCTATAGACGACGC